TTCTTTTTGTAGGTTCGAATCCTACTTTTTGACCAAATGCCTGCCAGGTCATCACCCATGATTACATAATCATTCGTAGTTGGTGAACAGTACTCGGCACAGAAACAGTTGATAATTGACAATATTGGCCATGTGATCCCTAGGCCCATTAATAGTCCCCGCTCGGTGACGAAGCTTTGGTCACCGTCTGTTAAGCGGAACGGACCGGCAGCGATCTTGAGATTGCGCCGCCAGACGTTATGATAATTCAGGGATTCACATATACCGTCAATTACAGCTGACGAAACCGAAAATGGGATGTAGTCGCTGGCTTTGGAAAGGTCGGCACTAAACACTGAGTGACCAGGCTCATATAGAACTCTGTTGAGCATGTCCTCCACTTTCTTCCCCTCTAGCGGTTGGCGTATCTGCGGTTTGCCTTTGGCGATGCAGAGTAGAACCCTGTTAAGGGTCCGAAGGATAGTTACAAGGGCGGCATTATGAACTGTTGCAGTTCGTATTTTGTTGCCCGATTCTTGTAATCGTAAAACCTTCCCGTGCGGAATATATTTTCCGTCCTCTGTCATCCATTCGCAGAGCTTGTCGGCGAAGTCGTCTTTGACGATTTTTGCCCAGCGAATGTCCCATGATTTGGGATGTTCTCCGTCGCCTAGGTGGCGGTTGGTCACTAATTCACGATAATATTCGTAAGTGCCACCGTCAGCGAGGGATTTTTCAAGACAAGCAGACGCAGCCGTAGAGGCCACGAACTCGGGTTTCGTAAGTTCTTCAGGATATCTAAGAGCGGCTCGGTAGGCCATTCTTCCTGCGAATTCTTTTAATCGCAGTAGAATAGTTTTGCTTACTGGCTTGGGCTTAGAGGTCATTCGGGATCGATAGGACTTAATATCCTTGTCCTTGACTTCTCGAATTCCTTTCGGAATCGAACGACCTAAACCCACCAATACCAGCAATGCTCTTTTTGATAAGTTTATTCCTTTGAAGAACTTTGTCAGTAACGGGTACTGTCCATTAGCTACGGGAATTTTTGCAGCCCATAGTTGAGTGGCTTGGAACGACCACTCTTCGTATAGGCCGGCTAATCCGGGTGAACCACTTCGTGCCGCGAGTTTCCAAATAAAAAGCAGTAGCTGCCATTGCGCTGCTGCTACGGCACGATCTCCAGGATGAAGAAATCGGCCTCGTCTTAGGGGAATTTTCCTTCGTTTATCGACGAGGGTTAAGGTCCCCAATAGGATATCGATGAGGATCCTGATTTTCCATTGTTCTCGC